GTTCGCGGGCGTAGGCTTCGGCTGTGATGGTGTTTGTGCCGTCTGATAGGGTGGCGGTGGCTTTGATGTAGATGCGTTCGCCTACTGCGATAACGCTGTCGTTTAGGGTTAGGGTTAGGCTGTGTTCTTGCAGTAGGGGCTTGGCGGCGGCGAGGATGCTTTCTGCGCTGCGGTATTTGTATTTGCCAAAGGGGTTAAAGGCATCTTTTGGGGCATTGAGTTGGCTTTGTATGGCGCAATGTTTGCTGTGTAGGTTGTCCATGTCTGCTCCTAGAATGGTGGTTCATCAAAGGGTGGGTAGGTTTCGTTGGCTTCTATGGGGTCGGGGCGGGTTTGGGCTTCTTGCCATTGCTCCCATTGCCCTACTGTTTGCCAGTATTCGCCGTTGTCGTCTTCGGGGTCGTATTCCATGTTATGGCTCCAAAACCACGCCTGCGGTGGGGTCTTTGTCCCATGTTTTTTGCAGCATAAGGGCGTTGCGTTGCTGCTCGCATTGGTCGTGCAAGCGTTGGATGGGATGGGCGGCGGATGGCTCAAAGTACAAGTCGCTCGGGATGTCGCCCAGCGTGTCGCAGTCGTAGGTTTTTATAACGGGCTGCGGTTTGGGTTGTGTTTCGGGCTTGGTTGCTTGGGCGGCGCTGAATGCGCCTAGCACAAAGCCGAATATTAGGGCTGCGGTGGCTGTGATGCGGGTTTTCATGTCGGTGGTTTCCTGTTGGGGGTAAAAGTATTTCATGGGTTGCTGGGCTGGATGAGCTGCCTGAAACGGGGAATATCCTAACCGTTGAAAAAATGTGTTTCAGGCTGCCCTAAGTGGTTAATAATCGCGGTCGTTAATGGCGGCTTGGTAGTGCCTAATCATCTTGTACCAAGCGTTTTGCCTTTGCTGTTCTCCTTGCTGTCTTTGGAGTTCGGCGACAGTTTTGGCACTGATGCAGAGGTCGGTAAGCTCGCCTAGGCTGATGTCGTCTTTTTCGCCGTTGAGGTAGCGGGCGATGTAGCCGAGCAGGCTGTTGAGTTCGTTGAGCGGGGTGGCTTCGGTTAGGATGTCGGCGGCTTCGCTATCGGGTAGCTCTTCCGTCCAGTCGTCCAGTTGTTCGTTGCCTTCGGCGAGGTCGGCATCCACTTGCATGATGGCTTGGACTAACTGTTCGTTGTTAAAGCGGTCGCGCGGGTTGGTGTACATTTCTGTTCTCCTTGGGGGCTTGGCCACCTTGTTTACATGGCTGCGATGCTGTCTGCGCTTAAAAAGTAGGTGCAGGGGTTGTTGCGGTAGGTGTTGCGTTGCAGCCATGCCCATGCTTCGTTTAGGGTAGGGAACTTCATCACTCTGTTATTGCCGATAAATCGCAGTTCGGCTTGCTTGCCGTGTTTGGTGGCTTTGACATAGGCGATGGTTTGGTCTTCTTTGCCTTGGGTGTGTTCTACTAGGGTTAGTTTGACTTCTTTCATTTTGCTGTCTCCTTATGGCATCCCGCGCATAAAGTTGTATTGGGCGCGGGCTTGGTTGCGGGTTTGTTTGGGTTGGGGTTGATAGTCTTGCTTGGGCTGTTTGAGTTGCTCTTTGTGCTGCTCAATCTTGGCTAGGGTTTCGGTTAGGGTCATTTTCATTGCTCCGTGTTTGTTGATGAGCGTATTATAACCACTGCCTATAAATAATCAATAGCCAATGATTATAAATTTAGCGATAATTCGATATCCCCTTGTTTTTAAACAAAACAAAGTTTTCACAAGGCGCAAAAAAACCGCCCTTGTGGGGCGGTCTATGCGAAATGGGGGCGGTTTGGGGTTATTTTTGATTGAGTTTCTTAACCTGCTCTACGGCGCGGTCAAAATCTGATTGGTAGTTTTGGTCTTGGATAACGCGGAACTTGGCGTATTCTGATTCGGCGTGCGCTTTGGCTTGCGCCTGTGAAATGCTGCCCGCATCGGGGAGTATGCTATATTCATTAAGCGTGAGAAAATCATCTAATCGCTTCGCCCATTCTTTCATAGTCATCACTTTTCTACGCTTTGCCATGTTCTCGGCAAAATCCAAGTATTGCGATACCAACAAATTAAGCTCGCTGATTTCGGCTTCGCTTAGATAGTTTTTGGCAACAGGCACATCGGATTTGTGGATTTTGCCGCCTATTTTTTCGTCTCGCCAACTGGTTAAGCCCATATTGGGCTGCGTGGCATCGGCTCGCGCACAAATTAGCTCGGAAGCAGTATGCCCATGTATGGCAAAATGGAATTTGTTTTGCACGGTGGCATAGAATGTTTTGGTGATTTCGGATTTGGGGTCGTAATCAGATGATGAGGCGGCGTATAAATCGGTAATTTTTTGATAAAACCGCCGCTCGGACGCGCGTATTTCGCGGATGCGTTCTAACAGTTTTTCAAAATAATCTTCGCCAAACAGTTGATTGCCTTGTTTTAAACGTTCATCATCCAAGGCAAAGCCCTTGATTAGGTATTCTTTTAATACGCTATTTGCCCAAATTCTAAATTGGGTGGCTTGTTTGCTGTTGACGCGATAGCCTACGGAAATGATGGCATCTAGGTTGTAGAATTTTGTGTTATAGGCTTTGCCATCGGCGGCAGTATGTCGGATTTTCCGACATACTGAATTTTCATCTAATTCATTGCTTTCAAATATATTTTTTAGATGTTCTGTGATTGTTGTGCGCCCTACATCAAAAATCTCTGCAATCGCCTGCTGGCTCGCCCAAACGGTTTCATCTTGGACAATAACTTGTATTTTTATTTTTCCATCTAGCCCTGCATAAAATAAAAAATGGCTTTTTTGGGGGCTGGTATTCATTTTTATTCCTATCGTTTGCGGTAAAGCGTATTGGATTGTAAACAGTTTGGCTATTTGCAAGCAAGGATTTGTGGGCCTATTGTGTTTGTTTTTGTTAATCAATGGGTTGTTTTGAAAAATGGCGGAATTTGCGGGGTTTGGAGCCTGCGAAAAAACCACCACATGGGCGGTTTTCTGATTTTCGTCAAAGAAAATTTGATAACTTTAAGCTGCTATTTCTTGATAATCGCGCAGGTACTCTGCTTCGGCTACGTCTTCTTCAAAGTTAAGCGATAACTGGATGTTGCTCCCTTTTTTCTCGTTACATACATCCACATCGGTTTTTAGCTGGAAACAATCGCCTACAATTTGTTGGCGGCGTTGCGAAAATGCTTTTTTAAAGTGTTCAATAGGAACATTGGGGTCGTCTAAATCTGCCCATAATGTTTGTTGTTTACCATTTTGACTTTGCTTGACTGCGTGCTTGGCACGGTATCGCTTGCCTGTGTGGTCTGTTCTGATTTCTTCGCGAAAATGTCGCGAAAAGGCTTCGGCAGTTATTTTGATTTCATCTTGTAGATTAGGGCGATACAAACCGTTATCTAATGCCCAGCCTGCTAAATCATGGGTATCAATGATGCCATCTGCAATACCTTTGGCTTGCTTGTATTGCTCAACAATACGGTTTAATTCATCTTTTTTTGCGCTCATATTTTAATCTCCGTTCACTAAATCCCAGCCATCATAAGTTGCACCATTAAGGACGAATTGACGAATAGGGACAAGGTGTTTGCGTAGTTGTTGATATTTGCCTGTGCGGTTATGCAACTGTCCAACCACTAATCCTGTGTGAATTTTGTTTACGCCTGCAAAAGCAATAATTTTTTTCTCTGCAAAAATATAAGCTCCTGCGCGAATGATATAGCTGTCAAGTTTTGCTGTGGGTACGCAAAAATTGGCAGCGGCTTCATTGGCGCGTTGTTCTTCCACCGGCAATGCTTCGCTTGGTATGCCTAAATCTTCATCAAGAATAGGCATATTTTGCCCATCTCCATTTAAGACGTGTTCTAATTCGTGGCGCAAGGTAAACCAAAAATTATCTATGCGGTCGTATCGCAAGGTAAGCGCAATAACGGGCGTTTGGCTGTCCAACCAAAAGCAGGCTGCATCTAACTTGCTATTGGGTAGGCTCTCTATTACTACAAATTTAATGCCGCTTTCTGATAGTATTTTAGGAACGTGGCGGATTTCTTCGGGTGATAGCAATAAGGCGGATAATTTTTCAATTGCTAATTTGGCTGCCTGTTTGCTAAATTTTCCTGTTATTTGGCTTTGGGCAAGCTGCTTGGCTTTATGTAGCCAAGCTATATTAGTTATGCTGATGCTTTGATGATAGGCGGCGGCATTTTGTTTGGCTGCAAATTGGAAAGTGCTGGGTTGTTGAATGTCGCTGATTTGAAAAAATGCTTTAACAGCAGCTTCCAAATCATCCAGCGTTTGCCCTGCATGTATCCAGCCACGCTTAATCATGTCCTTAATGGGGTAGTTCTGATACAAAATAGCACGACGAGAAATGTCGGCGTATTTATCTTGCTCAATTTGGGAGAGTTGGTAACGAGCTTGCCAATTTAGCCATGTTTCGGCTGAAATATTGAATGCTTGGGCTAATTGCATAGCTGTATCTGGGGTGATGCCTAGCTTCCCTGTGATAATTTGGTTGATGGTTTTTTGTGGGCGGCAAATAATGTCGGCAAGGTCGCCTTGCGTCCAGTTGCGAGCAGCAAGCTCTGCTTTAAGTAGTGCGCCAGCATGGATGGGTTCGGCTGGCAATAGCTGCTGATTGTTCATAATGTTTCCACGATGTTGATTACATGAATTTTGTCGTCTGTTATTTCTAAATATAAACGGCGTTTTGGGTCTATTTTGATGCTTGGTGGCTGCCCAGAAAAATCTAGAAACTTGGCAGCCTTTAAATCTGCTGGGCTGTTGGCAGCACATAAATAGTTCACGACAAGGCGATAGGCTTGTGTGGCTTTAATGCCCATATCATCTTGAAAGTATTTATCTTGAAACAGCATACGCAAATAGTCGGTCTTAAAATCTACCTGCATTTCCTTTTCCTATTTTCCCAAAAATAACGGTTTGTGTAAATCTGTTATTTTGTTAATCCAACACGCTCCACCAAAACACGCGCCCAATGATGCGAAGTTCCTCGCCGTCCACAATCTCATCCTCGTAATTCTCGTTATCGCTACGGATGCGCACCTTGTTGCCCGGTAAACGGTCAAGGTATTTCACGCGGAACAGGTCGTCGTGCTGAAAGGCGTAAATCTTACCGTCTCTAATGCGTTCTATGCCCTTGTCTATGGCAATGGTGGCGTATTCGGGGATGCGCGGCTCCATGCTGTCGCCTGTGAGCGTGCAGCAGATTACGTTGTCGGGCATGATGCCTTTGCGGTGTAGCGTGGCTTTGCCAAAAGGCAGCCTGAAACCGTTGTAGTCGGGGATTTCAAACGAGCCATCGCCACCCCTAAGTTCGGTTTCTTTTAAAAACGGCGCGAATACATAATCATCTTCGGGCAGCGGGGTGTTGCTGCTCCATAGCATCGGACGGTGGATGTCGTGCAGTTCGTTGATGCGCGGGGCGGGTATTCCTGTTTTTGGGTACATTTCGCCCTCGCCAGTTTCTAGCCAAATTGCGGATACGCCTAAAATCTCCGCAATTTTTGCAATATTGGTTGAGCCTTGATTGCGCCCTGTTTCAAGTGCAGCAATGGCGGATTGCGATTTGTTGATTGCTTTCCCAAGCTGTTCTTGGCTTATTCCTTTTTGTTCTCTCGCATAAATTAAACGGTCTTTCAGCGTAGAGTGAGAAACTTGCATAGTGGTTGATGCTATGGTTTGCGCCATGCGCTCAATCTCCGCAGCAAGGCGGGGGCTGAAATCTGAAACAGGAACATTAAGTAGTTCCGCAAATCTACTTGCAATAGGTGTGTTTAATGGGTTAATGCTATTCAGATACATATTTACCGCGCCCTGCGATACGTCTAGTTTCTCCGCAAGAATGGCTTGCGTTAAGCCTAATTCTTTCTTTTTTTTGTTAAAAATTTCTTTTAACGCTTCATTTTCTTTTTCACGACCATCCGTCAATTTTGTTTTTTTCATAACAAAAACCCTTTCAAAAACAGAATTATAAACCGTTGGTTTGCTTTCGTGTTTAACCATTGGTATTTACAATAAAAACATGAATGGTTATAATTTGGTTATCTTTTGTTTTTAGGAATGGAAATGCACCTATCTGATTACGTTAAACAAAATGGCGTAAAGAAAACGGCGCAAGAGCTTGGCGTTACTGCGCCCGCTATCACAAAGGCTATTCGTTGCAACAGAAACATTGTCATCAGCGAAGAAGATGGAAAGTTGGTAGCCAAAGAGATACGCCGTTTCCCTACCCCGAAAGCCATCCGATGACTGAATTATCCCCGCCCCAACAAGAAATTGCCCGCAAGAATGAACGCGCGATATTGCACGCGCTTGCGTCTGTTTCGCAAAAGCGCGTTGCGGATTTATCGGGCATTTCGGAAACGCGATTAAGCCGCCTGAAAGATGGCGATTTGGAAAAGTATTGCGCGGCTTTGGCTGCGCTGGATTTGAAGCTAGTGCCTGCTGATGCGGCGATTGTTACCCGTGCGGAACGCAAGTTTATGGCGGAAAAGATGGTTGAGCATTATCAGGCAATTGCTGATGAGGATTGAATAATGGCTAAAAAGCAAAAAGCCCTATCCAAAAAGGACAAGGCGATGATTAAGAAGATGCTAATGGAGACTGAATTCATCGTTTAAACGAACTTCCAGAATTAAGTGCTGGTTCAGCAGCAAAATTTATCTGTAAATGGTTTAAACGGCTTAATCAGGAATAAGGCATAGCCTCTGCCTTTTGTTTCGGAAACACTTTTTGTTCTTCCAACATGATTAGGCGCGCCAGTTCAAATAATTCTTTGATACGCATATCGGGGGATTGGTTGGGTTGGACCAGTTGGGCAGCAAGCTGCAAGGCTTCAAGTCGTGTTAAGGACATGATTTTCTCCGTGTTGGGTTGTTGTGTGGAAACTCAATCTTACACGGATTTGACAAAGCGGAACAGACGCTTGACGGCTCGGACAGACGGGCATTGGCAAAGCGGATTAGACGCTTGACGGCGGGACAGACCGCAAAGAAAAAGCCCACGCGGCAAACGTGGGCAATGACTGAATTACTTAGGAGATTTGATTATGACCGAATTATTTGTACTCGTCAATCGCCCCGTAGCAGGGCAGGCACAACAAACGGTAAACGCGCGTGAGCTTCATGCGTTTTTAGAAAACCGCGACCATTTTTCCACTTGGATTAAAGACCGCATTAGTCAATATGGTTTTGTTGAAAATCAAGACTTTGTGTCGTTTTCGGAAATTCCCGAAAACGGTGGGCGGCGCATTGAATACGCCCTATCACTAGACATGGCAAAAGAGTTATCCATGGTGGAGCGCAACGCCAAAGGCAAGCAGGCGCGGCAGTATTTTATTGACTGCGAGAAACGGCTTTCAGGCAGCCTGAAAGTTGATTTTAACGACCCATTGCAGGCAGCCAAGGCGTTTATTGAAGCGGAAACGGCGCGGCGCGATGCGGAGCGTAAGTTGCAGATTGCGGGCGGGGCTTTAACCCGTTTGGGAGCAGCCAAAGGCTCGCAATGCTTACGCGAAAGCGCAAAGCTGTTGAAGTGGCAGCAAACGCCTTTTATTGATTGGCTGCTGGTTAAAAAGATGCTGTTTCGTGATGCGGGCAAGCAGTTGTGCGTGTATCAGGAATATTTGGGGCGTGGCTGGTTTGAGTATCGGGCCGATGAGAAAAACGGGCACGCATTTAAGCAAGTGATGGTTACGCCGTTGGGCTTGCAGAAGCTGGCGCAGAAGTTGGAAATAAAGGAAGCGGTATGAATTTCTACGCTTTTCATATTAACGATTTTCGTGGGGCAACGTGGCATTTATCCAACCTTGCCCGTTATGTGTATCGGCTGTTGATTGATATGTATTACGACACGGAAGCGGCGTTAAGCAAGGATTTAGATGTGTTGGCGCACAAATGCAGCCTGAAAACCGATGATGAGAAACAGGCGTTGCAAGATGTGTTGAAAGAATTTTTTACGCTGAAAAATGGCAAGTGGCATCACGCGCGCATTGATAAGGAAATTCATGCTTACCGTTGGGCGCACCGTAACGAAAGTAACGCTAATAGTAACGACCGTAACGAAATAGTAACGCAGCGTAACGCGAGCAGTAACGATGACCGTAACGATACCGTAACGAACAGTAACGCTGAATTTTACGTAGAACCAGTAACCATAAACCATAAACCAATATCTTCATCATCTACCGCGCGCGAGGATTTTGCGATGTTTGCCACTTGGCAGCCTGAAAGCCAAGACTGGGCGCGAATGGTGCAGCGGGCGATGTTGCCCAACTGGGATTTGACGACCTACGGCGCATTGCTGGCAGAATTTGTGGGCTACTGGCAAAGCCGTGATGATGCGAAAAACCAAGCAGGCTGGGAACACAAGTTTTTGCAAAGCTTGATTGCTGCCAAAAATCGCGGCGCGTTTTCGGTGCAGCCTGCTATCAACCATGCCGTCCTGCCTGAACGCAAAATCAGCGCAACGGCGCAATCGGCGGCGTGTTTGCGCGCGGCAAAAGAAGCGGTGCTATCGGGGAAAGTGATTACGCCGTTGCCCATTGGCGTGTTTGGCGCGATGACGGATGGGCTGTTGGAGCTTTTGGGCTGTGGTTTAGCCTATCCGCCCGCTGCCGATGCGTGGGACGTTACGCTGGCTTCGTGGGGCAAGGAGTTTGCGCGGTTACAACTTGCCGATGACGATACGGCGCGGGTGGGAACTGCGTTTGCGAACGCGAAACGCAATGCGCTGGCGGGCGAGAAGCGGTTTCCCAACGTGCAGGAAGTGTTGGGCTGCTTGCCAATGCGTTTGCGCGAGCGGATTGAATTGAAAGAAACGCCCGAAGCGTGGGCGGCGCGGCGACAGGCGGGTTTAACCCAAACTTCGCGCATTTTGGAAAATTTGAAAGGGGTGCGCCATGCCGTCTGAAATTTGTCTCAACTGCCAACACGCCGACTTTCGCGCGGCAGCGGATTACTGGGGTTGGAAATCGGCTTCGGTGGTATGCAAAAAAGGGGAAGCGTGGCGGTTTATTCCCTGCCGCAGCGAATGCAGCAATGGGCGGTTTCAGGCTGCCTCGGATGATGTGGTTGTCAAGCGTAAGGCGTATGTGGAGCGGCTAGATGGATGAGTACAAACAAATCTGCTTGGAATATTACCAACGCCGCGCGGATGAATTGCAACAGCGTTGGATGAATGCGAAAAGCGAAGCAGAAGCCGCCAAGATTGCGTTGGATTTGGAACCGTTGATGAATTATTTGGCGAAAAGTGATCGCCCAAAGGTAGCCTGAAAGGGGAAGTATGGAAACCAAAACTTGGTACATCGGCATAGACACAGGCGTTAAAACAGGCTTTGCCTATTGCCTAGACGGCAAATTAACCAACGTGCTAACGCTGCCCATCCACCGCGCCATCAACGAAGTGTGCCACGCGCTTTCAGGCTGCATCAGGGACGGCGACAAGCTGCATATCGTGGTGGAGGATGCGCGCAAGCGCAAATGGTTTGGCAGCAAGGGGCATGAAGCCCTACAAGGCGCCGGCAGCGTGAAACGCGATGCCAAGATTTGGGAAGATTATTTGCGCGACTTGCAGCAGCAATATCCCAATGTGATCAGCTTTGAAATGGTGTCGCCCGCCGCCAATACTACCAAACTATCCAAAGAGGCGTTTGCCCAATTAACAGGCTGGACGGAGCGCAGCAGCGAGCACAGCCGTGATGCGGCGATGTTGGTGTGGGGGCGGAAATGAATGAACGCAAATTCCGCTGCCAAGTGTCCAACCAACGCCCTTTGTTTGAAAACCTATACAAAAACATTGTCCCCGAGCTACTGGCGGCGCACGGCGATTTGGAAATCACAATACGCCCCTACAAAGCCAAACGCAGCTATGAGCAAAACCGCCGCTTGTGGAGCTTGTATAACCAAATTGCCGAGCAGGTTTGGCTGGATGGGCGGCGATATGAAGCGGCGATGTGGCATGAATATTTTAAGCAGCAATTTATCGGCTGCGATGAGCGGGTGTTGCCCAGCGGCGAAATCCAAAAAATCGGATTATCAACAACCAAGCTGAACACGCAACAGATGGCGGATTACCAAACGCGCATAGAAGCATGGGCAGCAGAGCAAGGAGTGATTTTTGAATACTGATAAAGATTTTCAGGCATGGGTGCGGCGGCAGCCAAGTTGTATTTCAGGCTGCTTTTCGGAATGGGTGGATGGAGAAGGGCGCTGCGAGTTTGCCCATGTGCGCCGTGTGTCGCGCGGCAGCGGCGTGGGAATCAAACCAGCGTTTTCGGGGGTGCCGCTGACGCACGCGGAACATGCCATGCAGCATCAGCACGGCGAAGCGTATGTGTTGGCAGCCAATGGAATTATTGCCGAGGATGCGGCGGCTTGGTTTGAAGCGAAAGCGGATGAGTATTTGGAGAGATGGAGAAAGGGTTAATTTGAAGCACTACAAAAAAGCACCATTGCCGTTTATCGGGCAAAAGCGCAATTTCATTAAACACTTTATCCCGCTATTACAACAGCATATTCACGATGATGGCGCGGGGTGGACGATTGTAGATGTGTTTGGTGGCAGCGGTTTGTTAGCACATACAGCCAAGCGCACGCTGCCTGCGGCACGGGTAATTTACAACGACTTTGACGGTTACGCCCGGCGATTATGGCATATAAACGATACGGAAAAACTGCGCCAGCAATGCGCGGCGATTATCGGCAATCGGAGAGATGAACGAAAATTAAGCGAGCAAGAAAAACAACAACTAATTGCTTTGATTGAAACGTTTGATTTTGTAGATATGCAAACGCTGGCATCGTGGTTTTTATTTAGCGGCAATCAAGCGGGAAGCTGGCAGGAATTGAAGCAAAAAATTTGGTGGAATAATTTGCCCAAATCGCCCTATGCCGATGCCAGCGATTATTTGGACGGCTTGGAAATTCGCCATCAATGCTTTACCGAGTTGCTGCCTGAATTTGCAGGGCAGCCTGAAACATTGTTGCTGCTTGACCCGCCTTATCTTTCCACCATGCAAGGAGCGTATGCCAAAGAAAACTATTTCAGCTTGATTGACTTTTTGAAGATGACGGAACAAATCAAACCGCCATCTATGCTGTTTGGCAGTACGCGCAGCGAAGTATTGGATTATGCGGCATGGACGGTAAAAGAAAAACGCGCGGGCTGGCAGCATTGGGATGGGTATCAGGTGCAGAGCCTGGAGACAGGGGTAAACCATTCTGCCAAATATCAAGACAATATGGTTTGGCGGTTTTAGGAGAGAAAAATGTATCGTAATTTGGATGAGTGCCTATCGCAGGTGTACAAAATCAGCAGCGTGATGATTGAGCCGCGCGGCAACACGGCAAGCGTGATTAGCCATATTCAGGGTGATTGCCCCAGCAGCAGCGGTTTAACACAGGCGGAGTGGCACGCGAACGCGGCGATGATACGCTCGCAGGTTTCAGGCTGCCTGAATAGCCCGTTGTTGGTTGCCGTTGTGGAATGCGAATACGGCAAATTGGACGGCTTACTGATTATTGCTGGCGTGCTGGTGGCGGAAAAGATTTGCGATGATGTGTATCTGGCAGCGGATATGTTGCGCCATATTTACAGCGAGATGCCTAAGCGGGTGGCGATTATGGATAAGTACGATTTGCACGATATGACGTTTCAGCGCAAGCGAGACCGTATGCGCAAGCACTTGGCGGCTTGGGAACAGGAAGCGAGATTTAAGCTGCAAACTTGCTTTAAAGAGCGAAAAATCATTGATTAGGTGTGAGTTTTTAAGTATAATTTTGCTATATTTCGGAGAAAGTTACGTTTAGGCGGCTTTCTCCGTTTTTATTTGCCAAATTATATCGGTTTTGATATAATTCATTCCATGAAAACACTAACTTTTCTTGGCGATTCTTTGGATTGCATACGCGATTTTCCTGACGGCATGAAGCAGGCGGCCGGGTATCAGTTGCACCGTGTCCAATGTGGTGAGATGCCGAATGATTTTAAAATCATGACAACGGTAGGCAGCGGCGTGGTGGAAATCCGCTTAAAAGACGAAACGGGCATTTACCGCGTGATGTATATCGCAAAATTTGGCGATGCGGTGTATGTGCTGCATGCGTTTCAAAAGAAAACGCAGCGCACCGCCAAGCCTGATTTGGATGTTGCCAAAAGACGCTATCTTGCCTTGATACAGGAGTTAAATCATGGATAAAACTTACACTTCCGCTTTTGATGCTTTGTGCGACACGCCGATTGAAGCGGCTAATTTGAAATTGCGCGCGGATTTGATGATGCACATTTCGGACATCATCAAGCAAAACGGCTGGACGCAGAAGCAGGCGGCGAGCCGTTGCGGTTTGACGCAGCCGCGCATTAACGATTTATTGAACGGGCGCATTGATAAATTTTCATTGGACGCGCTGGTGAATATTAATGCGCAACTGGGGCAGGCGTTGTCGTTTCAGTTTGCCGTTGCTTGATTTATGAAGCCACCTTGGAGGGTGGTTTTTTCATGCCTTGATGATGACTTTGTACGCTTGGATTTGCTCTTGGAGTTTGATGTTTTCGGCTTTGAGTTGCAGGTAGGCGATGGCGTATTGGGGAATGCCGTGGGTATTCCAACGGCTGATGTTACGCGGGGCGATTTGGAAGATGCGGGCTAGCTCGGCGCGTGTGAGGTTGGTTTGCGCGAGCAGGTTGTCTAATGTTGTTTTGTGGTCTTGCATAATGGATAATATATCTATATAATGCTAGGCATATTAACACATTTTGGAGTTGCTATGGCGGCATTATCGGGCATTGAGACTATTAAGCAGGTTGCCAAGATGCAGCGCAAGACTTTGCTGGCGTTTAGCGGCGGCAAGGATGCGGTGGCGGCTTATTTGGCTATCCGCGAGCATTTTGATGAGGTTATCCCTTATTATTTGTATCTGGTCCCGGGCTTGGAGTTTGTGGATGCGCAGTTGGATATGTATGAGCGGCAGTTTGGTTTTAAAATCACTCAACTGCCGCATCCGTCGCTGTATCGTTGGCTCAATAGCTTTATGTGCCAACCGCCGCAGAATTGTGCGGTGATTGAGGATGCAGGGTTGCCTGATTTTGACTATACCGACATCCAAGCTGCGATGGTGGGCAAGTTCGGCTTGCCGAAGGATACTTTGGTTGCCGATGGTGTGCGGGCGGCGGATAGTCCGATGCGCCGTATTGCGATACAGTCGCATGGGAGCATCTCTTACAATCTGCTTAAATATCATCCGATTTGGGACTGGAAAAAGGCGGACTTGGTAGCGTGCTTTAAAAAGCATAATGTGCGGCTTGGGAGTGATTACAAGGTGTTTGGGCGCTCGTTTGATGGTTTGGACTTGCGCTTTTTGCTGCCGATTAAAAAGCATTATCCGCGGGACTATCAGCGGATTTTGGAGCTAATCCCGATGGCGGATTTGGAGATTTTTAGATGGGAGTGCGCAAATGGCAAACACTGATGATTTAAAACAGCAAATTGCTGATAAAAAGGCGGAGGCGAAAGCCAAAGTGAACCAGTGGAAGCGCAAGCAGAAGCCGCTGGTGCAGATGCCTGAATTAACTGGCGATGCAGAAGTGGATAGCAAGGCTGATTTGGATGCGGTTAAAAAAGGTTTTCGTGATAGATTGAAAGCGGAGAATAAGCGCAAGGTTGATGCGACTGATAGCGAGTATTGGTTTTGCATGTGTTTTCAAAGTCGCGCCCAATCAGAAGCGTTTTTGCGAGAGATTGGTTGGCGGAAATTTGGCGACAAGTATTTAGATGGCGTGAAAGTCGCCAAGATGATGGGCATTGAACTGCCTGATGATGAAGTGCCTTATGTTGATGAGCCGAAAATTGACAAGGTTTGGGCTTCATTTGTTGATGATGAAGAGTAATTGTAGCCGCCCATAGTTGGGCGGTTTTTATATAGCGAAACCCCGCGAAGTTGTGGCGACTTTGCGGGGTTTCTGTATTTAATCCTTTGTGCATGAAAGGACAAATCATTATTTGATTTTAACATACTGAAAGCGTGGTGTGAAATGTTGAAACTGATAGCAGAATCAGTAACGGCAAAGCGTTTTATGTGGCTGACTTATGCGGTCGGACTTACTGCGCTGACTATTTGGAAGCTGCCTGACATTTTAAATGCGCTGGCAGTATTTTTTTAACTTTCTGAAAGGAGCGCATGATGCGTAAAGTTCCCTATGGTAAACCGCATATTACTTTGAAACGTAGCGGCGGTCGCGGTAAAGCGAGCCCAACTCGTGGTCGTAGTGCTGGTTCTTGATTTGTGAAATCAATCCCATGCAATAGGTGTTTGAATGGCTAAACTTTGTGGAGCGAAAACCCGTTCAGGCGAGCCTTGTCGTTCCAAAGCGATGCCCAACGGTAGATGCCGAATGCACGGCGGGACAAATAAAGGCGCGCCCAAAGGTAACAAAAACAAGGTGTCTGCGGGCTCGCTTTATTCCCATTACTACACGGACGCGGAAAAGCTGCTTGTGGATGAATTGGAGCTTGAAAGTATTGATGCGGAGTTGCGGTTGTGTAAAATCCGTTTAAATCGGGCTTTGAAGTTGGAAGCGGAGCAGGCGGCAGAAGCGCTGGAGTTGGAGCGGATTGTGGAAACGCCTGCGATAGTGGGCGGTGTGCCGATTACGGACGACCCTGATGTGCCGCCTGTGCAGCAAAAAACGTTTGTGCGTAAGGATTATGAGCCGATTATTCAGCGGTTGCTGGGGCGGATTGAATCGCTGACGCTGACGCGGCAGAAGCTGGTTAGCGGCATGAAGTTGGATTTGACCAGTTCGGACGGCAGCATGACCCCGCGCCAAATTACGCGCGTGATTATTGACCCCGAGAAAAACGATGAACCTAACCATTAACACTCCGCGCTGGGCAATCCCGTTGCTTGACCCGTGTCGCTATAAAGGCATCAAGGGCGGGCGCGGTTCGGGCAAGTCGCACGAGCGGGCGGAAGCATTGGTGGAGCGAGCTGTACTCAACCCTGATTTAAAAGCAGTGTGTATTCGGGAAATCCAAAAGACGCTACAACATTCGGCGAAGTCGCTGATTATGTCCAAAATTCGCCAGTTCGGCGTGTCGCATCTGTTTGAGGAGACGCGCGAACAAATCCGTATGCTGCAAGGCAACGGGCTGATTATTTTTCAGGGGATGCAAGACCATACCGCCGACAGCATCAAGTCGCTTGAAGGCTTTGATATTGCGTGGGTGGAAGAAGGGCAGAGTTTGTCGCATCGCAGCTTTCAGTTGCTGCGCCCAACCATCCGCGCGGCGGGCAGCGAGATTTGGGTAACTTGGAACCCCGAACACGATACCGATGCGGTGGATGTATTTTTCAATGATGCGGTAGCCAACGGCGCGGAAGATGTCAAACTGATTCATGTGAATTATGACCAAAATCCGTTTCTGCCCGATGAGCTGCGCAAGGAAATGGAGTACGACCGCAAATACAACCCGCAATCGTTCGGGCATGTGTGGCTGGGCGAGTACAACGTGAAAAGCGAAGCGCAGGTGTTTGCGGGTAAGTTTACCGTTGATGAGTTTGCGCCAACGGCAGAATGGGATGGCCCGTATTTTGGGCTGGATTTTGGTTTCGCCAAAGACCCGACAGCGGTTGTGAAATGCTGGGTGTTTGGCGACTGCCTGTACATTGAACAGGAAGCGGGCGGCATTGGCTGGGATTTGGATAAGACCGTGCCGCTGATTGAACAAAGGCTGCCTGAAATCGGGCAGTATGTTGTCCGTGCGGACAGCGCGCGCCCAGAGAGCATCAGTTACCTGAAACGGCACGGCTTGCTGCGTATTACGGCAGTAGACAAATGGCGCGGCAGCGTGGAAGACGGCGTGGAGTTTATCAAGTCGTTTGCGAATGTGATTATCCACCCGCGTTGCGAGCATACGGCGCGGGAGTTTCGGCTGTATAGCTACAAGGTAGATAGACGTTCGGGCGATATTCTGCCTGTGCTGTTGGATGAGCAGAATCATTGCATTGCACAAGGCGAATTGATTGATACAAAACGCGGGTTGATACCTGTTGAGCAGGTAAATCAGTCGGATAAGGTACTGACCCGTGTAGGTTATCGGCAGGGTAAAAAGGCGTGGCAAAGGGGCAGCGGCCGCCCACAACTAGAAAATAAAAAGGGAA